GTTCTGGCCGGACAATGCAAGTCTACAAACATTGCCGAGAGAGCAGAGGACATCGTGGATTAGAGCTGAGGCAGTGGGGAAGACGTATTTCCCGTTTGGCTATTCAACGCCCGTTGACCAGGTGTGCGAGGTTATAAGAGGGAGCAAGCCGTGGTCTACTGTACTAGAGACGACTTAGAGCCTTTCATGGAGAACCCCAGCCGTTTCAACGAGGAGTTGCGCGACTCCGCGATTGAGGCAGCCGGGGACTTCATCGAGATACTGACCGAGGATCAGTTTCACCAGCAGACTGAGGTGCGGACCTTTGACGGTCAAGGTAGAAGGCTGCTGGTTGTGTCCCCTAGCTTATGGGCGGTAACGGGGCTTACTGTCACAGACCCGTGGACCGGGGATGTGGACACATTGGACTCAGACGAATATCGGTGGGGGAAGGGCTGGATTTCAATGCGCGGAGCTAACGCGTTATTCACGTCGGGCAAGGCCAACATAAGCGTGAACGGAACGTGGGGATGGAAGAATACTCCACCCATGTTGCGAATTCTGAGCGCTAGGCTTGCCGCAGCTTTCCTGACAGGGAAGAATATGGCCGATGTGGTCGAGGAGCGGCTGGGGGACTATGGAGTCAAGTATGCCCAAAAGGGTGATAGCGACACTAGCAACGCCGCTGTGTTGCAAATGATTGACACCTATAGATTGCACCCGGTAGTGATGGAAAGGGTTAGAGGTGAGAGAACGACGTTGAGAGACTTTGATGAAACACCCAGAGAGGAGCTAAGAGACTGATGATGGAATTAACGGACATTTATGAGGTTGCCGTGCTAAGAGTTCTTGGGTATCAGTGGGAAGACATCGTATTGCACGGCGATAAGTATAGATTCAGGTTCCCAGATACAGTTGCCCCGGTGATCCGGCAGTTTTATGAGGGGAAGGTGGAGGGAGACCTGGAAAAGTACATGCGGGCCATTCAGGCAACACGCTCTGTCATCTTCGGGATGAAGAAGCAGCCCGATGTTGAGGTGGAGGGGCGGCCAGCATCGGCAGAAGGGGGCGGTTTACCTGGCGGCTAGTGATTTCCTAAACCAAGACGTGACGATCCTGCACATAACAACGGTGGATGAGTGGAACAAGCCTGTTATCTCTACCGTTAGGACGCGGGGCAGGTATCAACAGAGCCGAAGGTTGCATGTTAATCAGGCTGGCGAAGGTGTCTACAGCGGTGACAAGCTCTTTTTGGGTGTTGCCGACTTGGCGAACATTGCAGAGGGCGACGAGATCATAGTGGATACGGTGTCCTCACGGCTAACAGCGCGCAGTGTAGCGCCTAAGCGCGACAAGATGGCTACACTCCGGCATATCGAGGTGGACCTGTAGTGAAGTTAAGGGCTGACATAGTGGGAATATCCAGCGCGCAAAAGTGCTGCCGGAACTTCGGAATAAACTGCGCTAAGGGAATGGCGATTGGCGTAGGTGAGATGTCGAGATCGTTGAACGCCACAGCTGTGTGGAACGCCCCGATTAAGATAGGGTTTTTACGTAGTCGCATGACGGCGTTTCCGGCGAAGCGCTATGGTCTGCGAGTTACAAGTTATGTGGGCACAGTTGGAGTGCACTACGCATTTAAGATGCACGAAGGATTCTATAATTTAGGGCCGAGATCGGCAATGCAGCCGCCAACAGCAGAGGGGGGAGTAGGCAGAAAGTTCTACGCGAGAACGTGGGACACGCACGCACAGAGATTTGCAGACATGGTACGGGACGGGATAGCGCGACAGCTAGGAGCTAAGTGATGCAGATAGCTTTCTTAACATCTGGACTGGAGTTTGACGGCAACACGATGCACGAGCGGGGGCTTGGAGGATCGGAGTCGGCGCTGTGTTATATGGCAGAAGCGATGGCGAAGCGCGGGCACAAAGTCACGGTGGTGTGCAATTGTCCACGTCCCGGAACGTGCCGAGACGTGGAGTACAAGGACTACAATCGTGTGCTTGGGCAGCCAATACTTGACGAGCTGGACGTGGCATATGTTTACAGACATGTGCCTATGGTAGAGCTGACCCCGCGAGCTAAGTGCAAGGTGCTGGTTTGTCACGATATGCCTGTCCCGAAGATCGTGGACTGGATGCGTGAATGGTTATGGACTTACGATGCGGTATATTTTCTATCCGACTTCCAGAAGGAAGAGTACAAGCAGCACATACCGCTCATCGAAAGGCAGTCATTAGTAACGGACAATGGTGTTGATATTGCGTTAGCGAAGCGCGCCCGGCAGGTCCCAAAGAGCGATTACATTTTATGGGGATCGCGGCCTGAGCGCGGGCTGGACATACTACTCAAGAAGGTGCAGCCTGAGCTGGCTAAGAGAATGGAGATAGATATTTTTGTGGCCGGGTACGCAAACAACTCAGAGCCGCAACTGCAAGGATTTTATGATGATTGTAATAAGGAAGCGCGAAGGTTGGGCTTGACCGATCTTGGCAGCCTGAACAAGAAGGACTGGATGGACGTGGTGAGTGGGGCGCGGGCGGTAGTCTACCCAACACGATTTACTGAAATCTTCTGTATTATTGGACTGGAGGCGATGGCTGTAGGGACGCCCATATTGACGACCGATGTCGGGGCTCTGAAGGAGCTGGTGCACCAAGACCTACGGGTGGGTGGCGACCCGGAGTCAGCCAGCTACGCGCAGACCTATGCCGAGCGTTTGGTGGCGCTGTTGCGCGACGATGTGCACTACAACGAAATGGTGGAGTGGGGTCTGGCGAAAGCCGAGAATTACGATTGGGGGGTGTTGGCGCAGCGGTGGGAGACGGACGCGATGCGTCGGCTGAGCGAGAGCCCCCGCAGGTCTGGAAGCCTGTCGGTATGTGTGATTGCCAGGGACGAGGCCTCAAACATAAGAAGAGCGCTTGAATCGGTCATGGATGTGGCCGACCAGATTGTCCTGGGGATAGACGACAGAACAGAAGACGAGACCGCAGACATAGCTGCGGGCGTGGTGCCCGCAGAGAAGCTAAGGTTGGTCTCTATCTGTGGAGACCCTGATGGTGACGGGCTCTTCAACTTCGGCGCGGCCAAGGATCAAGTGCTGTCGGCGGCGACCTGTGAGTGGCTTCTGTTTCTGGACGCGGACGAGGTACTGACAAAGCCCGAAGAGCTGAAGAAGGCGCTGTGTTCGTGGGCTCACGATGCGTTTCGGATGCAGCAAGTGAATATGACGCCGGAGGCTGCACAGAATCCGGTGGAAACTCCAGTGAGACTGTTCAAGAACCTGGAGGGAGTGCGGTATGTGGGAGTCATTCACGAAGCGCCGGAGTTCGAGAGAGAGGTGGGTGAGCTTCCACTACTCCAGCAGCCGAGGATCGCACACATTGGCTACATGAATACTGATCGCAACTGGAGTACGTTCACTGAGCGTAATGCGCCGATGTTGGCGAAAGACTTTAGAGTGAACCCTAACAGAGCGATTGCACCGTACCTTAACCTGAGAGATTTGTTCAACCGGGCGATGAGGGCTTACGAGAAAAAGGACGCAGGGGCGGGCGAACTATTGTTGCAGGTAGTGGCGTTGTGGCGGAGAGACTTTGAAGTCCAAAAAGAACGGCCACATTGGATACGCGCCTATGGTTCATATCAACAGACATTGCAGTGTTTAAGCGCGCTGGGAGTGGCTACGGAGGAGGTGGAGCCGTTTCAGGTGCAGTGGTTGTTGGTTGTAGCCAAGAGCAGATTGTCCGGCCAGGAGAGGCACCCGACCAGCGTGTGGTTCTCTGGGTGGAAAGAGTTTGACAGGTTTGTGCAGGCTAAGGTTGAGGAAGTGGCCGCGTACCGCACGGACTGGCGGAAGGGCTTTCTCCGTGGAACTGATTGAAGATGTTGCACTATACCTAGAAGGGCAAAGCGGAATGGGGGTAGTGTATAGGCAGGGATTTCCACAAGAGCCCGTAAGCGCAATATCGGTAATGACAATAGGAGGGACTAACCCGCCAGGAGACCCTGTGACCAGACCTTCGTTTCAGGTCTCAGTGCGGAGAACGAGCAAGAGAGAGGGCTTGGCAAAAGCTACAGAGATTCATGGGTTACTGCACAACAAGTGGTCCGACGCAGGCGGAACTGTGCTACAAGAGCGGCTTGGACGGATATTAGCTGAAATGGTGCCGGGGAACTTCTACACAGACGAGAGTGACAATTTTATTTTCACTGTGAACTTCTACATGGTTTTAGCACCAGGAAGCCCCGGAGGTAGCTAACGATGGGTAAGTCATACGACAATGCGATTGTTGAAGAGGAAGTGTCCCTGGGTATTGAGGGAATCCTGATTGCGCCGGAGAACACGCCGTGGACGCCCTCCAGGGTAGACATAGCCGCTCCGCCCGTGGGGTTCGTCAATCCTGGGGCTGTGGTTGAAGACACGCCGACGATGACTGTCACGAGGGAGAAGTACCAGCTGGAGCTGGGACTGCCGAAAGCGTTGCAGTATGAGGCGGTCATTGGGATCAAGGGAGAGTTTACGGCGGACATTTGGGCCAAGTCGAACGCAGCGATTATGCGCGCCTTGGGTACGGACCTTGTGACCTTGGGCGACGCTTCTGGGACGCGTGTGCCGTTGGGCACGACCGATCTCAACAAGTATGCGGTGCTGGGTGTGGCGGACTTCCTTGACGGAACGCAGGTAGTTCACTACTTCCCGGAGATGTCGGCCAAGCCGGAATGTA